GGTATTTGCTTTCTGGTCTCTTATTGTTTGGTTGTGTATATCTCTGATTGCCGGAACTGCTTCGTGCTGTTGTCATGTCTCAGTTATAGTGTCTTCTTTTGCCTCCCCTCTAATAGCTTCTTCACAAATATTTTGAGTAAGAACAGGGTTATGAATAAGACAACTATGCAAGCCAAAATAAACAGGATCATTATACCTGCAGCTTTTAGTGGCCCACCAAGCCAAGAGACAAGATCAGAAAACCAATTGTAAAAACTCCATGTTCCAGTTTTTGGGTTAACAACAATAGAATCACCTCCTGTTGTGTTCCTGTCATTAAAGGGATGTAAAGCTATAAGAGATCCCGAAATGAGAATTGGCCTCATTTTGGAACCACAACTATATTCCATTGGCTCATCAATTCTTGGTCTGTTAAAGTGGACAACTTGACAGTACTCTCTTTTAGAAGGGTTCACCCTGAATGAGAGCATAGATCCTGACTGTAAATTCTCTGCTATGAAGGTGCACTGTTTTGTGGATGATATCGACAAACAAACTCTTGCACCAGAATTGCAAGAATAACAACCAGTTATGTTAATAAATGATGCCTTACAGTCCTGAGCCTCAGACAAGAACTCAACCTCATAATTATCAAAAGTCACACTCAAAGTTGCTCGGACTACACCAGTTGTTAATGCTTGAACTCCATCCTTATTCTTTGATATTGAGAAAGTCATTCCATTTCTGACTTGGGGCAGGGCTCCTCTCCTAAAAACAACAAAAGGATCCATTAATTGTGAGGTACACTCAACTAGATCTGTCATGGGCTTATATCTGATTAGATCCGGAGCTCTCTCACAACTGCTGGAGGCTCCAATTGCAGCAGCTTCTGAAGAACATCTTATCTCTCCAATAAAACCCTTCCTAGGCTCAAGAGGAAAGGGCTCATCAACCAGAGAGAATCCAGCTGTCCTTGATTGCATGAAAGAAATGCTATTTGAGCCTGTTATACCTTCTGCATCCAAACCAAGGCTTATACTTCCCCATCCAGTAGAATGAGTTGTCAACGCCCCAAGTGATAGCAGGAGTTTTTGATGTCCTGGAGAAGAGATGGAGAGTGTGAGTCTATGTACCCAGTCTACACATGAGAACACTCTTACAGCCTCCGGCTTCACAGCCTCCAGAGTTGTATGAACAAAGAGACATGATGGATTTATATTGAAGCAGCCACAACCTATACCTCCACATTGCTCAAAACATTTATTCTCATTCATGTTAGTACTATTTCCTAGCAAAGAGAACTCTGTCGACAACTTATCATCTGTCCAAGATTGACAATTATTGCCCTTGCACTCTGAGACAAGATGGCATCTTCTGGAGCTTAAACACTTGGGTCTGTATAAACTGGTCCAAAAGTCAGCTCCCTCTCTGCACAGTAATTCACTTGATTCAGTTTTTATTGACACATATTCTTTTTGCTTGTCAGATATCCCTTTTATCACCACACAAGATTCTGAGCCAATTGTCCCTGCCTTCAGATACACAGTTCCTGAAAGAGTGCAGACATCTTTACCCGATTCTGATCTACACTTGGTTATTGATGATCCTGCTATGACGTTTTCAGAGCAAGACTCTGAATGACTTACAAAGATCAAAAACAGCAGAGAGTATGTGCTATATCTAACTGCCTGACCCCCAGGGATAAAGATTCTGTTTGGGACCTGTATCTCTGGATCTCTCCATCCAATTTGTCTATTTATTTCATCCCTCCTTCTCTGAAAATATGTCTCAATTTTCTTCACCACCCATTTTAAGACTAATAGCATCCATTTAATAGGAGATTTAGCTGCATTGGGAATCAGCTTTAGCATCCTGAGAATCTTCCAGAGGATACACATCATGATATAAAGCATAGAAACAATTGTCAAGACCACAACAAAAGCACTCAGGGTTGTGTGGCACTGATAGTTGATAATACCATGAGCACATATGAGGCATGAATGAACCTCACATGGATCCTTTGATTCACAAAACACATGTAGTCTGTCACCAACCTCCTCTCCATCATGAGAGAGATGTATGCCAATCTCACCACCAACAGACTGAGATGAGCCTGGATATGGGATCACTATTTGGGTTGATGGCGTCTGATGACTAGAAGAGCAGTATCCATATTGGCAGGCTACTGCTGAACTTATTAGAAAACCAGTTGACCTGACATGTATCCCGTCCTCCTTGCATAGAGAGACACATGTAGAACAGTCTCCTTCTGGAGTCAGAGCAGCAGAAGCTATCGGTCTTGTAACATGAACCCTCTCATAACCAATGCAGCTTGGAGCTAGCCAGGCTCCCCCATATCGAACTCTGATAGGACCTGCTCCTGATCTGACATGGCAGAAAGCAGTTGGCTTCCCACTAGAGCAGGAGTAATGCTTGCAGAAAACATTGTCCCCTGAACACTTGTTCATATTGACTCCTGTTTTACAAATAGATGGGTCAGCCTTTAGTTTGGATTTTTCCGAGGTGCTCACTCCAGAGTCAGATCCTGAGGATCCAGAAAATTGAGATTTGTGAGTGTAACATGCAAAATTGCCCTCATTCACTTCTTCTGTGTTCTTTAGAATGAGCTCTGGCAAGTAATATTTCCCGTTATTCTTAAAAGACATAAATGGCATCATCTCATATGAAGAAGTGCTATGACTACATTCTCTCATTTTTCTCAATCCTACTGAGCAGACATTTGGTATCGGAATCATTGGCCCAGAGAATGTCTGAGACCCTGTTTGGCAAAATGCATCCTGAATCATTAGGCTATGGCCATTCACACCTGATCCTGTATCTTTCAACTTTCTACAGAAAAGACAGTCTTCAGTAATCTCATGATCCTTAGGACACTGTGTGCCTTTCATTTTCCCGTCTAAACCTATGTACACAGCCGACTGAAATCCACTAGGGCAATGGAAACTTAGAACTCCTTGTTCCTGGTTGCAATTGTTATTCACTGCATTCCCATTTGAGTTATTACAATACTGCCCCTGTGAGATCTCCACAACCCCTTCATTGAAGGCTTCCACTATAGATAAATGTTGAGAATGAGACTGAAAGAATTTGTAGTCTGCAGAGGACAATATATGATCTAATGTCTTGCAACTACTACCATAGTCAATCTTCAAGCAAGGATGATTGCTAGAGTCTTCACCTAAAAACCAGTTTGACTTCCCAGGTCTGTTAAAGACCTCATCTTGAGTATTGATAGCTGCAGCTGCTGATGAAGTTGTTAGTAGCGTAACCATCATAATTGGAAGCATAGTAGTTGTCAGTGGGTGCCTAGATGTTGCAAGTTGTTGAGAGACCTTATGAATCTTATTATCTTTGATATCCCCACCTGGTTGACTGAGAGAGACAGATTCTGAGTGATGAGCTTCTTTCTTCTTCTCATTTTGGCTATCAATAAGGATAGCAAGCTCATTCTCAAGCCTAGTGGAGAGAGATTTCTCCTTTAACATATCTGCTCTGAGTCTTTCTATAACACCCTCCAACATGTCAGTAGTGTCCTTCAATTTCTCTATTTCACTGATTTTTTGAGCATCAGAGTTAAGCTTGTCTTTCTGGGCATTAAGCAACTCTTCAGTTACTTTGTTGTATTGTTCTAGGATGTTGTCATAGAGAGATTTAAAATCTTCCCCTCTGCTTTCAATTTCTGACATGACTGCTGACACCATTTCAGGGGTCTTGTCAATGGCAACCCTCTTCTTCCCATGAATGGTTCTAATTTCTGCTATAAACTCTCCGGTATTGCAATTAACAATCATTGGCTTGCCCTCTGTTATCAGATTAATAACCTCAATTTCTATAGCCCTGTCTTTGCCTAGACAAGCGAGAGAAACACTTACGTTCCTTTTGTTCTCAACAAATAACTCTTCCACTCTGTTATTTATCCCTTGCTTATTCATGCTGATGTAGTCTGATCCAGAGTAACTGCACACAAAATCTTCAGAATATACTTTCTCTAACTCTGATAACCAATAAACCATAACAGCATCATCTGGGCTCTGGTCGCTAAAGCAAACCTCTGATCTACCGAGCTCTTTTCTCCCTCTTATCCTTAGAGCTGCGTCTGAGCAGGACAAGAGAGCTAAGTAAATAATATTTTTTGAATTCATTAAGCACCGCCTTTGTGT